TTCTTAAACCTCTTCCAATAGATTGAAGTAAACGAATACAACTTTTAATAGGTGAAGCAATAATCAAATTATGTAAATTCCTAATATTCACACCTAAAGAAAATGTACCATAAGAAGCTACGATAATAGCATCTCTTTCTTTTTCAGTAATTTGTCTAAATTTTTCTCTAATTTCCGCATCTACTTTACCAGAAATAAAAAATACTTTTCTTCCATCAATAACATTATTTTTAATAGATTCATAAAGAATTTTCCCATGACGATCAACTAAATTAAAAAGGACAAGAGTATTTCCTTTTAATGATATTGCAAGATTTCGGATAAATTTATTCCGCGCCTCATTTTCAACCAAAAATGTAATTTCTTGTTGATATTTGGCACCTTTCATTTTTTCACAAATTTCTTCTGGATAGTAAAGCATTAAACAATTAACTAATATATTGGATAGAATTTCTCTCTCTATTAAAAGTTTAGTTGTAGTAACTTTATATACTCGTCCAAACAAACCTTCTAAAACTAATTTATGTGTTTTAGTTCCATCTAATGTTCCAGTTGTACCAAAACGATATTTCGCATTCATGGATTTGTTCATAATTTTTATAAGAGAAGCAGCTTTAAATAAATGAGCTTCATCACCAATTATCACTTCAAATTGTTCAAAATATTCTTCAGGTAATTTATAAATGGATTCCCAAGTTGATATAACAATTTGTTTTTTGGTTCCTTTTTCTTTTCCTTGATAAATCATATGAGTTTCATCTCTAACATCCCATTTATCAGCATAAGAATATTCCCCAAAATCTGTAAACATTTGAGAAACCAAATTTACAGTAGGTACTATAATAAGAATTTTTCCTTTTATAAATTGTTGATAATATCGAATTAAAAGATAAATGATTAAAGATTTACCTGATGCTGTAGGGCATAATAAAATAGATCTTGAAGATTGGACAGAATGACGAAAAGCATCTAATTGAAAATCGTGTGGTTCAATAGGAATAAAAATATCTTTTTCATTTTTATCTTCTCGTTTTACATGGATATTTAAAGATTTTGCAAATGCTAAAGCTTCTTTAACAGAAAATTCTTCTTCTACATCTAAATCTTGTCCATTTTCATATTCTATTACATATTCATGTAACCTAGCATATTCTTTAATATGTTGTAAAAGACCAAGATAAATTTCTCCTGTATGCTTATTATAGAGTCGTATTTGTCCGTCCCAAAGTTTCATTTTATATTTCTTCATAAACTTGTAACCAGGAACAAAGAAACAAAAGAAATCGGATAAAGAATTTACTATACTATCTGAAGCTAAAACTTCTAGGAAAATTTCGTCTTTCTTTCGGATATAGAGTGTATTATCATTTAATGTCATTTAAGAAACCACTTGTCATTGTGGCCGCGAATGTGATTCGGAGATGGTGAATGCATGAAGCGTTTCTGAATCCATATTACAAAATTTTTGTGCATTTTCTTCCGTAAGTTTCATTTTAAAAACTCCGTCCAAACTGAATATTCAATTATGCGACCTACCTTTTTCGCGGCCTCTTGCATAGGTTTATTTTGTGAATATATACCACCAGAAATTCTTGGAAGACCTTGTTTAATTATTATTTTTTTCAATTTAGCATACATCTTTTCATATAAATATTGGTGTCGGTGCGATTTTTCGACAAAAGTCATTCGAATCCAAGCATATTTTTCATCTGGGTGGCACGTAAATGTTATTAAAGCTACTGGTTTATTTTTATATTCCATCCAAATGACTTCATGATCTCCAATTGTATCTTCATTTAAAATTATTAAAGGATCTACATATTTAATTTTAATTAATTCATTCCATCCTTCCATCATTAGAGGAAGACAGGGAGAATTGGAAAGTTTTTTATTATATTTTAATGAATAACTCATTTTTCATTTCCTAAATACTTTAAATAATCTGTAACATTTTTCATAAGCCAAGTTCTTTGACCAATTTGATCCATTGTGCGTTTTAAAAGGTCAATTAATTCTTCTTTAGATTCTATTTGGGTTCTTAATTTTTGAAGATCTTCATCCGCTGCAAGATATAATTTAACATCGGTATCAGCAATTCTTTTTAATAAAGGTTTTTTGATATAGACTTCATCTGGAGCTTTTTTCCTAAAATATTCCCATCGTTCTAAATATAATTTATCCCAATCTCTTTCAAGTTTTTTTAATGCTAAACGTTCTAACATAAGCATTTTATTATATTTATGATGTATTTTAGGAGTACGGACCGCCTCATAATTTAATTCGTCATGTTCAATTCGGAGATCTTGTAAAATTTCCGCTTGTAATTCAGATAAAGTCATTTTATGTTGTAGAATCGTCTGTTGTATCAGGTTGAGTTGGAGTTACACTTTCAAAATCATAATAACTATAAGCAAATCTTACAGTAGCTTCAATAGCTATAGGTTCATTTACATCATTTGTTAAATGAAATCCACTTAAATAAATTGGAAAAGCATCACGAAAATAAAAAACAATATTAGGAACTGATTGGTTAGTTAAAAGTATCAATTGAGCATCTGAAGTTAAACCACCTTCTTCATGTGGTTGTAATTGTTCTAATTTCACAGTTTCATAATCAGCACTGGTTTTTACCATATACATCAATAACATCCAATTTGCTAATTCGCTCCAATTATTCATATCTGCATCAACAATAAATGTTACTTCTAATTCTTCAAATTCAATATTTAATCCACTTCTTGGAATAGGATTTACACTTGTTACTTGTTTCCAATTACTTCCATTCATTGATGGAATATTACAACTATTACTAGATAAAGATAATTCTGGTAATTTAGTTAAGAAAAAAATAAATTTATTGGGATATAATGGATTGACATTTTTTGGTTGTCGATTTAATGCACCATATAATTGAGATTGATCTGTTTTAGTTATCATAACACTATTATTTATTATATCATATTTTAAAGGATTTGTCAAGACAAAAAAATGGGGAATTAAGGATTTTAAGGTCCCTAATTCCCCGGAATTTTAAAACCAGTGGCAATTGATTATAGAAGATTGACCACTTTAATCATACGGTAATATGCACTTGAATTACCCTGGAGGGTAGCATTCGCGTCTGACCAGAATGGATTTGGCGCCAAAGCATACCGAGTCTTAAAGGCAATCTTCGGTTGGAAGGTATGAGGATCTTGTGCTCTAAACAATTGTAGAGGTACATATGGACAATAGAAAAGACCTGCATCATAAGCATTTGCACCCTTATAACCTACTAATACGAATTCTTCATTTGTTCCACTATTACCAAAATAAGGATCGATATATACACGATAACGTCCATTTAATACACCAGTGAAAGTATTTCCAGTATCATCTACTGTTAAATCACTTTGTAATGCAGGTGTATAATCTAATTTTCCAGCCATTACTAACGCACTAGCAACGTCTGAAGAACAGATTATAACATTACCTCTTCCACGACGCGTCGCCTTGGCAATAGCATTAGCTTCACGTTCAACTTGGAAGATAAGACCCTTAAATTTTTCAACTGACCAACGACCATTGGCATCAATGTCAAGATCGAATGTTCCAGGAACAGTTGTTTGTGCTGCACCAGTTACAGATACATAGTAAATTGTTCTAATAACTTCACGGTTAATTTCAGTTAAGATTTCAGCCGAAAGGATATTAGCCAATTCTGTTTCAGCATCTAAACCATGGATAGCTTTTAAGTCTTGTGCAACTTCAACTGAATATTCAGCTTTTAATGCACGGGTTTTAGCTTCCACAGTAATTTTATCAATACTGAAAGCCATCTGATTAAAATCAGATCCAACTCCATCACCTAAAGCTTCAGCTTGTGGTGTGGTCATAGGACGACCGATTGTATAACCAGATACACTTGATACTGGTGGGAATCCAGTTGATACAGGATCTGTTCCAGATTGAGATGAAGCACCAGGAAAACTATTCGATCCAGTTTGTCCTAACCAATCTTGTCCAGAAGGTCCATTAGGATCTTGACCAGAAAATTGTGTTTGGGCTTCATTGAATAATGCTTCTGTTCCTTGTTTGCCAGTATAACGTGACTTCATGGCAAAAATTAAACCGGTAGGTCCAACCATAGGTTGCACACCACAAACATCGTATGCAATCAAGTTAGGCATAGCACGTCTTACCAATGAAATCAAAATAGGATCGAAATTAGCAATTCCGGCTCCTGTACTTAATGTAGGTGCGGATTCTTTTAAAGTTTGGCTTTGTTTTTCAAAATCTTCACTTTGATTTTCCATTAATGTAGCAATTACACGCCGTTTGTGGCGATTAACAAGTTTGCCATAACTTGGATCATCAAGAATCGTTTCCCACTTTGTAACCAATTTATCAGTGGTCATATCGTCTCTCATGTTAATTAATTCTCCTTAATTCTTTAATACACTATTATGGAATATTTATAATCCATTAATTTTTAGCCATTTGGTGTAATGCTGCTTTAACTGATTCTACCATTGTTAAAGTAGTAGTTTTTGTATCAGTGGCATTATCCAGTAATGTCTGTTCTGCTAAGGTTTTTGGCTTAGGTGATTCTTTTGAACTAACTACATTGTCTCTTAAAGTTGCTAACGCAGTTTCAAATTTCTTCGGTGTAGTGAATTCAACACTTTCAGCCAAAGTTCTCAATTTTTCCACTTGTGTAGTTGCCAAACCTTTTGCTACCCGATCAAAAATTTCAGAACGTTCATGTTTTTTAACTTCTTTTTGTAAAGAAATATTAGTTTCGATTTGTTCATTTAATTTTTGTTCTAATTTACTTATACGATTTGCCATTTCAGAAACAACATCAACTTTTTCTTCTGGTAATTCAATATAATGTTCTTCGAAAAGTTGTTTTAATTCACCAATAAAAGATTCTACTAATTCAGATTTAATTGCACTTTCCAAAGGTACTTCATTTTCTTTGACCCAACTTTCTACTACTAAGTCAAGAGAACCATTTACTACTTCTGCCAATTCTTGGCGGATTTCTTCAACACGTTCATTAAGTTTTCTCGTATTACGTTCTTTTAATGTTTTACGATATTCCTTAATTCTATTAGAAAGAGTAGCTTCAAAAATAGTAGATGTTTTTTCTTTTAATACTTCAGAAATAGGATCTCCAGCAAAAAGAGCAGAAGTTGCTTCTTTTACAGCTTTCTTATCAGCTTTTTCATCTTCCTCTTCTTCTTTTTTCTCTTCTTTTAATTTCTTTTTCTTTTCTTCTTTTTCTTTTTCTGCTTTACTTTCTTTTTCGTCTTCTTCTTCTTTAATACCAGGATCTTTTTCGTGAGTTTTTTCACCTTCTTCATTATCATTTTCTTCCTTTAACCGATCAGCTTTTTCTCCAGATCCTTTAGCTTTATCGGTATAACCAGCACGTTTATTGGCATTAGAAGTTTCTTTTTCTTCTTCTTTTTCTTCTTTAACTTCTTTTTCTTTCTTTTTCTTCAAAAATGGAGGAAGATCTTTCTTTTCCTTCTCTTTTTCATCATCTTCTTCCTCATGAAGACCATAAACTTTTGGAGTAGGAGGAAGTTCCCGAGAACCAGGATCTTTATTATCTTTATCTACTCCACCCAATTGTTTACGGGGCAAATCTGCATTTGTAGGAAGATGTCCTGTAGGACCTTCAGTAGGTGAAACACCTGGAGTAGTTTTTAATGTATCAACGGCACCTGTAGGAATTGGTCCTGTAGCATCAATTTTACCGTGACCATCAATAACACCTTTAGTTACATCTTCACCTTTTTCAGGTTTTACTTGTGTAGGACTATTGGTACCATAACGTTCTTCTGATTCTGTCAATACGGTCTTTTTTTTGCTGAGGATCGCGTCCAATTTTTCGTTAAAGGATTTCATTCTATGTCTCCTCGACTATTAATCAAAATTAATGGATAAATATCTCTTATCCATATTTATAAAAATCTATATCTTAAAACGGTCATCTATTTCCGTTAAGAATTCTTTATAAACTTGTAAACTAACTTCATGTAAAGAATTTTCTGAAGCTAATTTAATAGCTTTTTTCCATTTATCTAAATTTGCTTCTTGAATTAATCCATCAGCAAAAATGTATTCTTTATTTTCCATTACACCTCTAACAAATGCATCAGGTGCAGATGGATCCATAACAATATCTGCCGCAGTTGCTAAATGGAAATCACCTTGAACCATATCAATACCATTTGTACGCCGAAGTGTTCCAACTGCTCTTGAAGATACTCCAAAAAGGATTTCTTCTTCCAAAAAATTTTGAACAATTTTTCCAAATGGTGAATTAGAAATTCTTGCTTTTCCAATATAATTATCACCATCTTTTATAAGTGAAATAATTTTATGTGAAACTCTTTCAGGATTTACTGTAGGACCATCAGGATGTCCTAATTCTCCAACTGCTCTATTTTTAAGAACCATTTCATTTACATAACGGATTACTTCTGGTTCCATAATCGATTTTGGATATTTACGTTTATTTTTATTAACTATTTCTTGTTGTAAAAATACACCTTCAATCATACGGTAGGTCTTACCATTAAGATCTTCTTTTATGAATTGAAATTCATCACATGCCTCAATTAGCATGTCCATTTCAACACCATTTAAAATGATTTTAGACATATTATTTTAATCCTACAATCGTACCGGCACTGGAAGATAATAGATACAGGATCTCAATAGGATAAATGAATCCAGGTTCAACAGTAAGTCCCGCAGTTTCCCCATAAATGGTTTGAATAACTATAACTCCACTTGTACCAGCCATAAATGCACTATATGCACCGGCTGATCCACCACTAGCTAATCCGGAAGTACCGGCAGTAGTAACCGTTAAATTTACCACGTGAGTATAAGGATACATTACTTACCCGCCTTCGCATCCTCGTGTTGCTCTTTATTTTCACCATGTTTTAGGTGCTTCATTTTATCTTTAAAAGCCTTGCGCCGAGATGCATTTAATTTTGCTTTTTCATCTGAACCTGGAAGAGTATCAATTGCTTTCCAAGTTTTAGCAACTACTTGTTTCTTTTTCTCTTCTAAAATAACTCCAGCCTTTTGATACAATGACCGTTCTAATAATTCAGTAGATCTTAAATAATCTTTATTTTCAATAGCTGTAATTATATCTGTTTTAACCATATAGATCTCCAATTAATATTTAGTCATTTACCATTCTTTGGCAAAAGTCTACAGCTTTAAGGAAATGTGTTTTATCACCTGTTAAAAGGTCTACAAAATATTTTAAATTATCTTCTGTTAAATTTTCCATTACTGTATCTATTTTTTTAATTATAGATTCATTTAAAACCATTCTATGTCCATCTTTAAGTACTAAAACTGATTCATAACGAACGCGTTTATTAGTATCTTCATCATCCCGTAAACCTTTTCCACTTTGTGAATCTTGGTCATTTGATTTAGTACTATCTACCCTAATTTCAGTTCTTGTTGTTTCTCCAAGAAAGGTGTTAAAATATTCTCTTAAAGATTCTTCTTT